ATGTTTGATAATGCCACTGAAAAAACGTTACGACTGATTGCTGCCGGGGTGTATCTGAAACGAATACATGGCCTGGAGTTCGCGGTTCTTGTGCTGATAGATGCCGGGCTTTGTGAAGGTATTGCAAGAGCTGCCCTGCAAGAAGACCGGGCTTACTTAGGTAGGGACTTGACGTTGAAAAACTGCCTGAGTGACGGCATACATCCAGAATGATCTGCATCCTATTGCAGTGTCGCACGATTCGGGTAACCCTTTCCTTTTTCTCTGGCCGGCAGTCCTCGTCGTTAGGTACCCAATTGCGTGGCCATACAGTTTGGAAAGGAGTAATCTTCTGTGTAGCCATTTTTAATAATTACAAATTGCGTTCGCGCAAAGGATCTTTAAGATGAAAATCGCTGTATTCAGCTCCCAACCATATGATCGCCGTTTTCTCAATGAGAAAGCAGATCAACGCGATACTCAAGATGCCGTGGAGATGCGTTTTCACACTGAATCCTTGTCCCTGCAGTCGGTGGCTCTTGCACAAGGATGCAAGGCAATCTGCGTGTTTGTAAACGATGTGCTTGACGCCGACGTGCTGCATGCTCTTGCTCACATTGGTGTGCGCGCGATCTTGTTGCGTTGCGCAGGTTTCAATAATCTCGACACGGAAGCCGCAAGGCATTTGGACTTTTTCGTCGCGCGCGTACCCGCATATTCTCCGGAGGCAGTGGCTGAGCATGCTTTAGCACTCACTCTTACATTGAATCGCCGAACTCACCGCGCATATGCGCGGGTACGCGAAGGCAATTTTGCACTTGACGGTCTCCTTGGGAGCAATCTGCATGGGAAGACCGTTGGCGTCATCGGTACAGGAAAAATTGGCTTGGCGACAGCCAAGATTTTTAATGGCTTTGGCTGCCGTTTACTGGGATTTGATCCCTATCCGTCTCCAGAGTTTGAGGCCATTGGTGAGATGGTCGCATTGTCTGACCTTCTTGCCGAATCGGACCTGGTCTCACTGCACTGTCCACTCACTCTTGATACCCATCACTTGATAAACGCAGATACGCTGGATCTAATGAAAGAGGGGGCCATGTTGATCAATACGTCGCGTGGCGCTCTCATCGATACGCAGGCAGTAATCGATGCGCTAAAGTCGCGCCAATTGGGGGCTTTGGCGATTGACGTGTACGAACAAGAAAGCAATCTCTTCTTCGAAGATCGCTCCGACGACATCATTACGGATGATGTTTTCCAGCGCCTAATGACGTTCCCAAACGTTCTTGTTACCGGACATCAAGGTTTCTTTACTATTGAAGCCATGCGTGAGATTGCATCGACAACATTTGAAAACTTGTCGGCATATCAGCTTGGTGCCGAATGCTCAAATCTCGTGCCTGGAACATATTAATGACTGTTACCTGGTCTGTGTTTTCCGTCCGCTTTGGGGCGTTTCCCGCCCCTCAGTCAGGATAGGCAATGTTGAATGACAGGCAGCCGATAGTCTTAATCCTTAAAGACCGAACACAATTTCCGCTTTTGATCCGGCCGTCTGATCTGCATCCGGCATCCACCGTCCGTACACCCGCGCAATCATTGTCCAGTCCGCATGCCCCATCTGCTTTGCAACCCACATAGGGTGCTCCCCTGCTGACAGCATCATGCTGGCGTAGGTGTGCCGCGTCTGATAAGGGTTGCGATACCGCACGCCAGCGTTTTGCAGAATGCCGGTCCATAGTGTCTTGCGGATCGGCTGGTCACCCTCCCAGCGCCGCTCCAGGCGTGGATTTTGAAAGACTTCCTCGCCCTTGGCCCAAGTGAAGGCCTTTTGTTCCTGCAACGCGTGCATGGCGCGTTCCAGCAGCTTGACTTCGCGGCGGCCGGCGTTCGTTTTCGTGCTTTCTGCCACTTTGGAATGCTGGGTGAGGGCTCGCGTTACCATCACCACACCACGCACGAAGTCCACATCGGCCCAATCCAGGGCCACCAGTTCGGACGTGCGCAGGCCGGTCCAGAAGGCAAACTGCAACAGGTTACGTCCTTGGCCGGTTGCCTGAGCAAGAATCGCTGCCTGTTCCTCCTTCGTGAACGGGTCGATATCGTCCTTCGACTGCGGCCCCTCGACCTTGGAATAGCACCAGCGCGCCAGAGGGTTCACCTCGATCAACTCGTCCTCTATCGCGTCGTCCAGTGCCTTGCGCAGCACGCTCTGGATATTGGCCATGGTCTTGTTGGTCGCGCTCATGGGCTCCAGCTTCGCCCGCACGTCCTTCTTGCGCAGCGCCGACAGCATGATGGTGCCGAACCAGGGGATCAGCTGGCCAACGACGATCTTGCGATAGCCGTTGTATGTGCTGGCCTTGAGGTGTTTTTTTTGCCTGTCGAGCCACTTATCCAGAAACGCCTCGATGGTCTGCACGTCACCGACCTGGTCGGCAAACTTGGCGGCATTGGACGATTGCGGAAAGGTGGCCGTGTAGTCAAAGCTGTTGGTGGCAATCGCGTGCAGGATCGCCGCTCGATGGTTCTCTGCCCGTTTCAGGTTAGCGGAAGTGGGCTTGAGCGCGATCCTTTCCCGGCACCTGGTGCCGCGATACATGAAGGTGATTTCGATGCTGCTTTCCGATGCAGCTTTAACACCTCGCCCGTCTCTACCCATGATTCATACCCTTTCACGTCAATTAAAATTCGATTGTCTGGCGCTTTGATCCAGACGGCGTCCTTCGGCCAGATCCCGTCCCGGATCTTTGTTCTGATCGCGTCGGGCGTGTAACCCGACTCGGTGGAGAACTTCGGTATGGTCATGTAGCGAAGCATTTCTTTTTCCTATTCTTGGAATCGGTTTGTACCGCCAAAGCAAACGCTTCAGCCTCCGTGTATTGCGGCACCTCAGCGCCTGGCTTGCGGTAATCTCGCAGTCGACAAAATTCCTTGTAATCCGCTTCCTCGGCCGGGGAGGGCGCTGTCATGCTGGACACCCGATAGGCGCGGTTGCTTTCTTGACCGCCTCGATGGCGCCCAGCGGCACGGCCCGGAACATGCCCGGCCACTGGTGGTCCAACTCGACCCACGCATGCAGCTCGCCATTGCCCACGTCGCGGCGCAGGTCGTTGACGGTGCCGACCTGGTAGCCTTCATCGGTATCGAATGTCACGCTGTCGCCCAGGGCGATTTGCCGCGGCGAATCGGTCAGGGTGGTCAGCATTGCGGTGCTCCTTTCAGTTTGGCGGTAACGCCGCACACGCCGTAGCGGTCGATGGCGGCGTCGATCACGTCGCCGCTGGATGCGGCAATCTCAAAAAAATCAAAACGTTCGGTTTGCGTGCGAACGATCACGGCATAAGTGCTCATGTGCCATTTCCTTCTTGTGGTGGGTTGTCGGGGACGATCAGCCGGGGCCACGGGCAGGCGTTGACGGCCGCCCAGGCGGCAATCAGGGCTGTTTTTGCCTCGTCGGGCAGGTCAGGTATGGGCGCCCCTGGCGGCGTGGCCGGGGCAGGGCGGTCGGGGTGCGTACAGTTATTTACACGAGTCCGAGGAACGGCAACCCCAACAGCCACCCCGCGCCCGCCTGTGGCCTGTACCGGCGTCCACGTATGGCGCACGGACTTGAAGACCACGCCGATCAGGTCGCTGCAGCGCACGCCGTAGGGCGTGGTGCGCAGCGTTTCACCGTAGCGGCCGATGACGGTTTTTTCGTCCTTGGCCAGCGTGACGACCAGTTCCTTGCGTGGCACCAGGGCGCCGCCCTGAGCGCGCAGGTATTCGGCCCAGCAGGCGCGCTTTTCGCCGTCGACCTTCTGCACGGCGTCCCAGGCGCGACGCATGGCGGCCGGCGCTTCGTTGAGCATGCTTTCCTCGATGCGGCGCAGTTCACGCCAGACGGTGACGGGTGCGCCGCCCCATTGCTGGAATTGACGGATGCCCCAGCACGCGGCCCAGGACTCGACCCGCGCCGATGGCGTCAGCTCGACATCGCCTTCGGTGTCGGCCGTGACGACATAGCCTTCCTTGGTTTTGTGGTCGGCCACGCCGTCGATGTTCTTGGCCACGTACTTGGCGATATAGCCGGCGGCGCTGCCCTTGGCCCAGTCGATGCGTTTGACGTCCAGGCGGCGCGCGAAGGCACCCGGTTCGCCACGGTCCACGCGCCAGGCGTAGCGCTTCATGATGCGGATGGCGCGGCCCGCCACGTCCTGCAGGTGGGCCGTTTTGTATTTCGCGGTCGGGCGCACGAAGAGCAGCAAATGCCAGTGCGGGCAGCCGTCGTGATGCGGCTCGGCGATGCGAAAGCCGTACAGGCCGATGCCACGACGCGCCAGTGCGGAGCGGCACAGCGACGTCATCTTGCCCAGGTAGGCGTTTGCGTCGCGCGGCGTGGAGCCATCGAATTTGTCGTTTGCCTTGCCGCTGTGCTGCATGGCGTGGAAGCGCGATGGGCACGTCCAGGTGATGAAAATGCCCTGGTCGCCGCACTCGCGGGCGATCTGTTCAAAGCCGTTGATGCGCAACATCAGTTCGCCGCGCCGGATGGCTTTGTTGGCGGTCGTCTTCTCGGCCAGCTCGGCAATGCTGAATTGCTGGCCGTTTTCGTTTTGCACCAGGGTGGCGGCCAGCGCTGCCGCGTTGCGGCGGTTCTGCGCCAGGCGCGACAGCACGGCGTCGTTGCTGGCATAGGGTTCGCCGCGATAGTTCACGTAGCCCAGGCGGATATTGCCCGCTTCGAAGGCGCGCTTGACGCGCTTGCGCAACTGGCGGCGCCACCAGCGGGCATCCACCAGGCGGGCGATGGTGTCGGGCAGCGCGTCGAACTCGGGCAGTTCGATGCCATACGAGGCGCATTCGTCTTCCATGATCTGCAGGGCGTGCGTGTCGGACACTGCCATCCACAGCATTTTGGTCACGCCGGCCGCTGCGCGCTCGGCGGTGGCCACGATATCCGCATCGCTTTGTGACAGGTCGACGCCAGCCGGCACGTACTGTTCGGCGAACTCGCGCACGAAGCTGGTAGCGACGGATTCATAGACTTTGTACCAGGACGACCAGGCCATTTTTGCCATGGCGGCCGTGATGACGCGGTTGCGCCATTTGTAGGGAATGCGGGCCAGCTCGGGGGCGAACTGGGCGGATCGTAAAAAGGCTTCGTGCCGTTGCGGGGCAGGCAGCAGGATTTGTTTAGATTGCATTCAACAGTCTTTCGTACACACGGATAGCGGCAGAGGTGGCGGCGCGCAGCTCGATGCGCTCTTCCTCTGTAAATGAGTGAATCGGCGATTCCCAGCGGTCGGCGTCCATGCCAGCGGCAATCAGCACGGAGCGGCGCGCGCCACGCGGCGACAATCCCCAGGCCTGGGCTATGAAGGGCGCCAGGTTGCGCGGCTTGATGCTGCGCAACTGGGCCTTGGCTTCGGCGATGGCGGCCAGCGCATGCCCGGCGCCCGGTGGCGTCGGCATGTCCTTGTCGCGTGCGGCCAGAATCTCGGCAGCAGGCTGGAAGGACAGGTGATTGTCGATAAGGGACGCCGGCATGGTTCAGTCCTTGATGGCGCCGATAGCCCGCAGCACGCTGGGGGTGATGATGATCAAGAGCGACAGCAGCCAGATGCAGCAGGTTTTGGCCAGGCGCAGCATCAGCGTGCCCCTGCCTTGAGAAAATGTTCTGCCCAGTAGGGGAGCGTGTGCGATGCGCCACAGCAGTGCCGGGAACCCGCTTCGTTGGCGAAAATGTAGTTCACCTCGATGGGCAGCTTGCCGACCAGGGCGCGTTGCTTGGCTGGCGCGAAAAAGCCGTCACGCTCCAGTGCCTGCCCATCGCTGACGATGAAGGTCAAATTGACAGCGCCGTAGGCGTGATAGGTCTTGGCGATCTCATGGATGTGGGCGGTCAACGCCGCGATGCCGATGCCCGCGCCAGCTCGCAGCAGAAAACACGTTGGCGCCACGGGGACAATACAATTTTGCAAGGTCGGGCGGGTCGTGCTTGATGTCATGGATTGGCCGGCATGACTGGCGGCGTGCAGCGTGTTTTCCATCGGTTTTCCTTATTTCAGGTTGAACGAATCCCGCACGCTCAAAAGGGAGCGCAGCAGGGCACAGCAAAAGAGGGGAGTTACAGCGGCCGGGCTACGGCGGCGCGAGGATTGGGATAGTCATCAGCAGCCCGCAGTCAGGTCCAGGGCCAGCTGGCTGGTGGCTGCCGCGCGCGCATGCTGGGACATCGGGATGCGGATATCCGGCTTGGGCATGGCGGACAGCGAGAGGGTGCGCAGTACTTCCAGGCCTGCCACGAAGGAGTGCCCGCAGTCGGGGTTCTGGCACATGTAGGTGATTTCCTTGAACATTGCGGACATCGTTCGGCTTTTGACAGCACGGACGGTGTATTCGCAATGCGGGCAGGGCAGGCCGATGACTCTCATTTCAGCTTTCTTTCCACTTGGTACAGGGCGCGACCGCGACCCGTCATGTTTTTCGACTGCTTGCGTAAGCGCGACTTGACGAGCCATTCGGCCGCTTGCTCGATACTTACCAGCCCTTGCCGTTGACGAACGACTTCCAGCGCTGCAAGTTCTTCGTCATTGATATGAATTTCGTGATCGGGCATGTTCGGCAGCTTTTCAGTTACTCAAAAGTTACTATTCAGGGACTCGGTTTAAGCACTGCGACGCTGTACGCTGTCGATGTCGTCAGTAGCAATGGCGGCAAGGGCTTCACGCATGACGATCTGGCGTACCAAAACGGCTAATTCTTCACCCTGATAATTGGCGATCGAAGTAACGAGTTGGTGCTCATAATCGTCCAGGCGCAGCGCGACTGTATGTTTGCGGATACGTTTTGCATCGGGGTACATGGGCCTGCTCCTGTGCAGTTAAGCGTGATGGACAACGGACAATTGGACGAGTTCGGCTTCGTAAGAGTTCAGGCCACGCAGCAGCATCAAGCGCATGAAAGACGCTCTTGAACGAGAGTCTTGTTGAGCAAACTTTTCTACGCGCTCAATCTCAGGAGGGAGCAAGCGAATCGGGATTGGTTGCGAAAGTGGGTTCTTCGGCTGCCGCGTCACTGGGGCGATAGTTGTCATAAGGTATGATTTGTATACGTCACATGGTAATGACGTAAATATAGTGCGAAAAACCGCACTTGTAAAGTAAAAGGTGAGAAATTGCGTGAAATTATTGGAGTGCGTCTTAAGGCTGAGCGTGAACGACTTGGCTATAACCAAGCTGATTTTGCGGCTGTTGGTGGGGCGTCAAAGCGTACGCAGATCGATTGGGAGCAAGGGAAGCAAGTTCCAAACGCGGAATTTCTCGCTGCTGTTTCGGCAATTGGAGTTGATGTGCTCTATGTTGTAACGGGCCAATTTACACCAGGGAACTTGAGCGCGGACGAGAGTGAAGTTGTCGCTGGATACCGCAAGATGGATATTCGCGGAAAGGCTGGCGTGCTTGGCTTAATCGGCGGAATGAACCAGCCGCAAAACCTTGTGCAGCCAGTGCACCATGGTGATATTGGACAAAATATCTACGGCAATATCACTGGGCCAAATACAGTAAAAATGCCCAATAAGAGTAAAAAGAAACCCATTTGATGGGGTGTTTTTCCTCACCAATAGTCAGTGAGAGAGGGCTTCATTTTGTGAAAAATGTTGTTAAATTGAAATTATAAGTTGTAAAGATGTGGATTTCGGAATGGATAGACCAGAATTTAGCGGCGATGTTGGGCAGAATGTCTTTGGGAATATTGTTGAAGCTCCCCGGCTGAACAATGTAGTTACACTGCACTTGGGGGCAGAAAAAATTGACGTTGAATTAATTACCGATTTCCAACGCCGTCGTATCAATGCACTGGTGAAAGACCTGTCCGCACTTACGGGCGACCATCCCTTGGACGTGTACAGAATCATCATTACAGACTTCGGTTTAAAGAAGATCAAGGAGCTACCACTTGAGAGGTACTCGGAAGTAAAAAATCTACTGGAGACCTGGATAAAAGATGCCAAGTCTGCCGATATTCCGGCAGACCAAGGCGAACCACCGTCAGAAATTCCTGTATTGCCGCGACCTGTTGTGGGAGGCAATGCTGATAATGCCTGCCCTGTATGTGAGGAGCGGGCCGCTAACATCGGCAAACTTCAACGAACTGCAAGGGTACGATTGATTTTGCTTAGCATGTCTTTAGCTGCGTGCGGCTGGCTACTATACAAGTCTCCTGCAAGCGGGGAGTCAAGCACTTCTTCCTTAGATAGTAAGTGCTACATTGCCGGAAAATCCTACTCGATAGGGCATATTGAAAAATCTAGGGGAAGCGTCCCCGTTGAGTGCGTCGGCGCGACTGGCGACATGCCAGCATTGTGGCTTCCCGCTAATCGAGGGCATTAACGACGGCAGATGCATTGTTTGCGGCGTAGCACTTCCTGATAGTTGAAATGCGTGAGCTGTGTGCTTAGCGCGGTTGCAATGGTTTCCGGATCAGCAGCCGCCAAAATTTTATGCCATATTTCTTTGGAGCGTACTTGGTCAGATAGCCCCAGTATCTGCCGATGAATATGGTTCCGAATTTCGTTTTCCTGGCGTTCTACTTCTTCTAAATTTCTGGTGATCATGACACTCTCCAATATTGATGCTTTTGATGAATTAACTGGCCGAATTTTTGCAAAACTGTACGAAAATTTCCCGAAACCAATCTTTCTGGACGCGAGAAAATTTGTAGAAGGTGGCGAAGCTGCATGCTTCAATGCTGACAGCTTCACAGGTGCCGAAGTAACTCCTCCGGCAGAGGCATTTATCAACACCGCCACATGGTTGGTGCAAGAGGGATACATTTCCGTACGCCCCAATAGCAAGACAGCCACAGGCTTCTCAGATGCGGTACTTTCCGAAAAAGGTTTGACCGCCCTCAAAGCTGTCCCCGACAGTCTGGTCAGCCGCGTTACCTTGGGCGAGAGATTGGTGCAATCAGTGAAGGCCGGGACTATGGAGACACTCAAAGGTGTAACAAATGAAGTATTGAGCGTCCTGATAAAGTCTGTGACCCTCCCGTAGTTCGTCACGCCTGCGCTTTGGAAGCCGTTTCCGCCGGCCTCCATGGCTCCTCGCTGTTCTCCCGAATGATTTCGCGCACCTCCTTGATGTGCTCCCACGCCAGTTTTGCCGCTCGCTTGGCGCCGCTCTTGCTTTTGTAAAGATGCTCCAAGGTCTTGAGCGTGCCCGTGGTGCCGGCCTGTTCCTGCCCCGCTTTTTTCTTCTTCGCCGCCACATCCTTCCACTTGGCCACCACGCCCGTGATGCCTTCGTCCGGGTCTTTCTCTTCCTCGCGCTCGGCCTCGACCGCTTCCGTCTTCGTTTCGAATTCCACGCGCGTGGTAAAGCCGTTGCCGCCCAGGCTGTGCGTGACCTTGACCGATAGCCATTCGGTGGCGTCGATCTCGGGCTTGAAGCCTCGCACGGTCACGGGTGATTGCGGGAACACGGCCGGGTTGCCGAAGGCCAGATTCATTTCAAAGGTGGCCAGGCCGCGCAGGATGCGCTGCCATTCGGCCACGGCCGCCGCGCGCGCATCCGTTTCGTTGGCGAAGGTGGTGCGCAGGCGCTTGCTGTTGCCGGGCACGCCGGCCACGACGCTGCGGCGGCGCGCGTAGCGCTCGTCGTGCCAGAAGGCGCGCACGCCCGTGTAGGCGTCGCTTTCGGCGCTGTGGTAACGGTGGCCGTCGCCCAGGGCGCGCGTGATGGGAATCACGGGCAACGCCTTGCCGCTGGCGGTGCGGCTCTGGTTGATGGGGATGAACAGCAGGGTGTCGTTCTTGACGGTGGCCACCGCGTCATATTTCCTGCCCAGCCGGCGCAGGAAGGCCGCATCGCTTTCGTGGGTTTGGTCGATGTGCTCGACGGCCGTATCGCGCAGGCGCGCCGACACGCCCGACGCCAGCTCGTTGCGAAAGGCAATCGCCTCGATGATGGCGCCCAGGGTAGTCTTGTGAAAGCTGTGTTCCTGCTGCTGTTTAAACGTGTCGATCAGGTTGGCGGACCTGGCGCGCACGGTGATGGTGTCGGGCGCGCCGCTGTGCTCCACCTCGTCCACGGTGAACTTGCCCATGTCCACCAGGCCGGACGCTTGCCAGCCCAGCGCCAGGGCGATTTGCGCGCCGCGCGGCGGCAAGGCCAGCTTGCCGTCGCTGTCATCCAGGGAAATGTCGAGCTGGTCGCTCTCGTCGCCGCGGCACAGTGTCAACGTCAGATTAATCAGTCGCGGCGAAACGATGGCCGTCAAATCCTTATCCTCGATGCTGACCTTGAAGGCGGGGATATGCTCGCTCATTTGAACTTGTCCGCCGCGCTGCCGATGGCGCCGCTGATACTGCCGCCGATCTTGTCTTTCATTTCGCTGACGACGCCGCCGTATTTCGATGTGATGCCGCCGACCACATTGCCGACCACGCCGCTCACGGCATTCTTGGCCGCGCCAGCGATGTTGCTGGTGATGCCGTCGATACTGAGCATGTTTTTCAGGTCGCCGATGTCGCCCAGGCCAAGCATGGCCAGCACGCCGTCGTCGTCGCGCTTGAGAGAAATGGAAAACTCGACGCGGCGCGCGCCGCCGCTGCCGTCCAGGATGGTGCGCCCCTCGGTCATGCTGGTGATGCGGTACGAGCCGAGAATGCGGCCCGTGCCCTGGATCAGAATCCACGACTTGCCCGTGTCGGCCATCATGCGCAGCGCATCGAGCGAATACAGGGAGCCGGTCAGTTCCGGCGCCACCCAGCCCGACAAGGTGATGGTGTCGTCGCCGGGCCCCACGTACTGGTGCGCGTCGCGCAGGCCCACGCGGGCCGTGCTGGCGTGCTTCCATTCCGTTTGCCGCTGCAGCTCGTGATAGGCCAGCGTCGGCAGGCTGAAGACGAACATTCCTAAAATCATCATCATGGTGGTTATTCCTTCTTAATCGTGGTCGCGCAGGGAGGAGCGGATGCGTGCCGCCTTTTCACGGTCGCGCTGTTCCATGGCCGCATACACGGCGCGCGCGATGGCCTGCGGATCGGAACCGGCTTGCGCCTGGATGGTGATTTCGATCTTGTCCCCTTGAATCGTCATGCCGGCGCCGAACCCGCCTTGGGCCAGCGGCGCGCGCGTGTCGAAGGCGCTGGCCGGCAGCGCCGTGGCCGTGCCGATGGCGATGCCGGCGCCCAATTGCGTCAGGCGCTGCGCCAGGCCGGATACCTTGGCAATGGGCGCGCCCTCGCTGCGGTCCAGGCCCACGGCCAGGCCCTGCATGGTGTAGTCGCCGAGCTGGGCAAACACGCGGCTTGGGCTGTGGATGCCCAGCTTTTCCTTGAACCAGGCAATGGTGCTGGCCCCGGCATTGCTGATGGCGTCCTTGACGGCGCCCATGGAACCCGTGATGCCATTGACCAGGCCGCGCAGGATGTTGGCGCCGAACTCGGTGAACTGGGCGGGCAGTTTGATGCCGAACCAGCTCATGACGCCCGCGAATGCCTGGTAGAACACGCCGACGGGTGACCAGTTGATAATCAGCGCGCTGATACCCGCCAGGCCGCCGGCACACGTCGCCTTGATCTGCGGCCACACGCCGGCAAAGAACGTCTTGACCGGCTCCCAGCATTGATAGATGACGTTCAAGCTGCTGGTGATGCCGCTGGCCATGCGGAGCAGCAGGCCGCTGCCGAAGTCGCTGAACCTGGCGGGCAGCGCAATGCCGAACCAGCCCAGCACGCCCGCGAAGGCGCGATAGAACAGGCCCAGCGGCGACCAGTTGACGATCAGGGCGCTGACGCCGCCAATGCCGCTGGCAAACGCGGTTTTGACGTGCGACCAGATGCCTGTAAAGAAACCCTTGATTGGCTCCCAGTATTTATAGATCAGGAAGGCGGCGCCAGCGATGACCGTGATGGCGATGCCAATCGGGGTCATCAGAAGTGCGCGGCCCAGCCACAGCACGGCCCGGCCCGCCCACATGAAGGCGCCGCCCAAGCCGCGCAGGATAGGCGTGAGCACGCCGCCCGTCACGCCCATCTTGGCGAACATGACGTGCAGCATGGCGTACGGGCCGATCAGGGCGGCGATGCCCAGCATCAGCGGGCCGAGCACCAGCAGCAGGCCGGCCAGCACGGCGAAGGCGGTAATCATGGCCTTGGCCACGGTCGGGTTGCGTTCCATGAAACCATTCAGGCGTTGCACGGCGCTGATGGCCAGCTCCAGCCCCTGGGCGTACAGCGGCAGGATTTTCTCGCCCATGGTCAGTTTCAAGTTGGCCAGCTTCGATTGCGCCTCCAGTTCCTTGCCGGCGGCCGAGTCGCGGCCCAGCTTGTCCAGTTGACCAATATCTGCGGCGCCACGGTTGAGCTTTTCGTTCTTGTGGATTTGCACGCGCTGCAAATACATCTGCGAGTACAGGTTCGACGCGGTGCGGTTGGAAAAGATGCTGCCGATGGCATCGAGAACCTGTTTCTTTTCCGTGATGCCTTTCTTGGCCAGTTGCGGCAACAGCACCTTTTCCAGCCATTCGAACTGGTTTTCGCGGAACAGCTCGGCGCCCAGCAGCGCACCGGGATCGAGGAACGAGACTTGCCCCGCCTTGTCGTGCTTGACCTTGCTCTTGTCACCAATCAGACCGAACTCTTCCAGCTTCCTGGCAGAGCGCTTCGTCGTGCGGCCCTGGTACAAGTTCTGGTAGGCGCTCATCAGCGACGTGCCGACGCGGTTGCCGCTCATTTCCTGCACCAGCGGTTCCATCTGGTAGTAAAAGGCGTCATCTTTCAAGCCCTTGGCCGCGATGCCGCCCGTCTTGATCATGTTCAGCCACTCATTCGGGCCGACGCGCCCGCCCGTGGCCGTGATGACCTGCTGCACGATATTGGCCTGGGCTTCGAACTTTTCCTTGCTCTCCAGACCGCCGCGCAGCTCGATCACCTTGAGCATGTCCATGAACTTGCGTTCGTTGTCGGCGCCTTCGGCCTCGCCAAAGAAGGCGTGATTGGCAAACTTCATCTTGGCCAGGGTAGGGGCGACCATTTCCGCGTGGTGGACGTCGGCAAAGGCGCTCATGCCGTCGCGCATCAGCTGCAGGTTGTCGAGCTGACTGGTGCCGTAGGTTTTCATGTTGCGCGCAAAGGCAACGGCCTCGGCTGACACTTTGTCGCCCAGGCCCAGGGCGTTGACGCGGCCCACTTCCGTTTGATAGTGCTTGGCCTCGTTCAGTCCCTTGATGACGGGCGCGCCCATGACGGCGCCCGTGGCGGTGGCGCCAGCGCCGGCCATGGCCATGTTGCCCGCCTTGTTGCGCAGCTTGTCGGCATGCTGGGTGGCGTTGGTGACGCGCTGCTGCTTGGCGGCAGAGGCGGCCAGGCGCTTTTGTTGCGAAGCCAATTCAACGTTCGTCAGCTGGATGCTGTTTTTTAGCCATTCCTGCGCCTTGCCCAACTGGCGCGTGTCGATGCCGGCGTCTTTCAGGCTGGTGCGCAGGACGCGGAATTGCTGGCTTTGTTCGCGGCCTTTCAGCGTCAAGGCCTGCGTGACCTTCGTCGCCGCCTTCAAATCACGCGTCATGGCGCGTGTAGGAGACTCGGTCTGTTTTATGCTTGCGGCCAGCTCTTTTACTTTTTTTTGAGCTTCTTTCAGCTCAACCCCCGTTGTTCGAATGCCGCTATGCAGTTCGCGGAATTTCCCCAGGTTTCTCTGCTGGGTGTTCAGATCGCGCAAGCGGTCGCTGGTGGCCTTCAAGGCCTTGGCCGTGTCGCTGGAACCGCCCATGATTTTTTTCAGCGGGCCGGTGATTTTGTCCAGCGCTGCAAACACTACCTGTAACCTCAAGTCCCGACCAGCCATCTATTCCGCTCCGCTTCGCAGCCGGGCGCGTTCGCGCCAGGCCATCAGTTCATCAATCGTAAAGCCGTCCATCGCTGCCGGCGTCCAGTGGAAGACGCCAGCGATGTCGGCCATGGCGTCTTCTACTTCGCCGGGGATACCGAAAGGCGATCTGCTTTGCTCGCCAAAAAACCGCCCACCTCGGCGCCCACGGCCAGCAGGTCGGCCGGGTCCATGTTGGCGATGTCGTGCGCGGTCAAGGTCGGCTCGGTGATGCGCGGCAGAACGATCTGCAGGGCCGACACGTTCAGGTTGGCCAGCTCGATCAGGGAAATGCCGCGCAGGGCGCCCGCTTTGGGCTTGCGCACGGTGAGCGAGGTGATGAAGGTGTCACCGCGTTTGATCGGCTCGTCCAGTTCGATGACGGCGCTGTTTTGGGTATCGTTGTTCATTGTGGTTTCCTTGTGGTTTGGTGGTAAGTAAAAGGGGATTACAGGCCGATGGCCTTGCGGATGGCCGCATTCGTGTCGCCGCCGCCGAAGTTCTCGGTGCCGCTCATGAAGTCCAGTTCGATGACGGTGGCGCCGTCGATCATCAGCTTGTAATAGCTGCAAGCCATGGTGTATTTGTGCGTGGTGTCGTCGCCCATCTTGGCACCGCCCATATCGATTTCCTTGTAACGGCCGCGCACGACGACCTCGACGGCGGCAACCGTGCCCTCATCGTCTTCCTGGTAGGCGCCGGCAAAGCGCAGTTGCACGGCGCCGTGCGCGTGGGCGCCGTACTGTTTCAGGGCTTCGGCGATCAGGCCTCCGCCGCTCCATTCCAGCGACAGCGCCTCGTTGCCGAAGTCCACGGACACGGGGCCGCTCATGCCGCCGGCGCGGTACTCTTCCATCTTGCGGCTCAGTTTCGGCAAGGTGACTTCGGGCACCATGCCCATGAAGGAGACGCCGTTCTGGAACAAGTTAAAATTTTTCAGTTTGCGGGGCAGGCCCATAATTTCTCCAGTAGTTCAATGCGCCCGCGCTGGTGCGGGCAGGGTGGTGATAGCGATTACGCGGCGATGCGCGAGGCGAAGTCGGCCAGGTAGCGGTCGGTAATACGCTGCTGGAATTTCAGGTTTTCCAGCGGCGGCACGGGCGTGTAGTCGTAATCGATGGCCAGCTTGCCGTCTTTCAGCGCCGTCTTGTCGTTGTACTGCTCGTCATACCAGGCATGGCCGTCGATGATGTAGCCCTGTAGTTTCAAGTCGCGGAACTTGGCATTGATGCTTTCCAGCAGATCGCGCACCAGGGACGGATGCAAGGGCACATCGACGTAGGCGAAATGCGCCTCGGCGATGGTGTCGGCCAGCACCTGGGCCGTGCGCGTGTAGCTTTCGAAATAGAAGAAGCCGCCCGGTTCCTCGCAGGTGCGCGAACCCCAGAAGCGATAGCCGCCCATGTTAATCAGGGTGGTCACTTCCTTGGCGTTGAGCACGCCCGCATCGGTGGCCGGGTCTTGCAAGTCGAAAAACACGTCCTTGGTGATGCCGGTCGGGCCGTTGACGACCACGTTGGACAGCGTTTTGTGCCAGCCCGTTTCCTCGTCAATCTTGGCACGCAGGCCCATGGCGTAGGCCACGGCGGAAATGCTGGCTTCTTCATCGGTGGCGGTGTTCCAGTCGACAAAGTCGGGCCAGATCATCATGACTTCGCGCTGGCCGAACTGGCCGCGATAGGAGGTGGCCGCCGTGACGGTGGCGCAGCCATAGGCCGATGCATACACGAAGCCGCGCAGCCGTTGTGCCACGCTGGCCAGGGCATTCGTGACGGCCTGGGTGTCCAGCCCCGGCGCGCCCAAGATGCGCGGTTTCACGCCCAGCTTGCTTTGCGCGGCCAGCAGCGCCTGGGCGCCCAGGTACTTGCCATCGGGTGAGGTGCCGCCCACGGCGTAGCTGGTGGTTTCCGCCTCCGTCTCGCCTTCGGCCACGCGCACCACGATCGTCAGGGGCTTGGTCTGCGCGGCAATCGCTTTCAGTGCGCGGTACAAGGTGCCCGTCTTGCCGGCCTTGCCCATGGCGGCCAGCACGTTGGTGACAAGCACGGGCGTGTCGAGCGGGAAGGCTGCCGGGTCGGCATCGTCGGCCGTGGCGATCAGGCCCAGCACGGCGGTGGAGACGGTGCGGATCGGGCGCGAACCCTCGTTGATTTCGATGACGCGCACGCCATGGTGGTAGTCGGTGGCCATGTAGGGCTCTCCTGGTAGGTGGTGAATGTCGGGGGTGTTACTGGGTGTTGCCTGCATCATCGAAGGCGCGCCGGGCCTCTTGCGGCAAGGCGTCGGCGATGCGCTGGAATTCGGCGCTGACGGCCGCTTGCAGGGCGTCCATATCCTGTGCGGCGGCGACCGTCGCGCAGATGGTGATATCGAGCAGGCAGGTGCGCGCTGTGGCGATGGCTTGCGCGGTTGCCGCGTCGCCGCTGGCCATGGCGGCAAAGCCGATGCCGGCCAGGCGGTTGAGGATGCCGTCACGGCGCGCGCGAACGGTATCGAGGTAGGCGGCGCACACTTGGCCATAGGGAATGGGCGCGGGCGGCGTGATGCGCAGCGTTCCTTTGATAAACTTGAACGATCCGCCGGATGCGCGGGCGGTATGGGCGGCCAGGTGATCCGCCTCGGATACCTCAAACACATCGGACGGGATGTCCTGGTACTCGATGTTGACGGGGTAAAAAAAACCTGTGCTCGGGGAATATCTGACGGGCATGATTAGTTTCCAATCGCAAAATAGGAGGGGGTGATGCCGGCCGAAAGCGCATTCCCGTTGTAGGTGTACAGGCGGAAGCCCGTTTTTGTCCTCATACCGGCGTTGATATTGCTGGGCAGACTGGACCCGCTTCCACCTTGCCCTTCATATCCACTGAAGACGTGAAAACACGCGTTTGGAAACGGAATCGGAAAGACCACGTCGACATAGCCGGATTCCGGTGTCTGCGCTCCGCCGCCCCATTGCAGGATCATGCCGCCGGGTTGTTTCTGGTAGCCGCTCGAAGACAACATTGCCGCAAAGTCGGCATTGCGCCACAGCTCGGAGGTCGATTCGATGACTTGCCAGACTTTTGGCCCGGTCGCCATGAGGGTCAGAAATTGCCCAGGCTTGATCGTGATGCTCGGCACACTGCCGACATCAAATCCAATGTTCACGCCTGGCGCGGCAAGAATGGTGCCGCTATTGAACAGCCCGAAGAACTTGACGCACTTGCCGGAATTGTTGGGAATGCCAAGCGATACCGGGTCGGGAATGGTGATGGCCTTGCCCGCAGTCGGGAAGTACAGGGCGCAGCCCATGTCTTCGGCGGTGAGTGAACGGCTTTCAGTGACGTCGGCATAGCGCACCATGTTTCCTTGCGCGCGCTGCACAAAGTCGGCATTGACCAGCTTGCTCGACGCGTCGAACTTCGGCAGTGTCGCCACTTCCTTCATGCTGTATTGCGGATGCGGATCGGCCGCCGCTGCGTGCTTAGCTAGTTGCTGATCGCCATAGGCGCGCGCGCTGGAGTCCTGCTGATCGACGTAGGCGACCTTCGCCAGCAGCGGGTGCGGGTCGGCGGCCGCCTGGTGCTTGGCCAGTTGCTGGTCGCCGTAGGTGCGTGCGCTGGAGTCCTGCTGATCGACGTAGGTGACTTTTGCCAGGAGCGGGTGCGGATCGGCGGCCGCCTGGTGTTTGGCCAGTTGCTGATCGCTATAGGCACGTGCGCTGGTGTCCTGCTGATCGACGTAGGCGACCTTCGCCAGCAGTGGGTGCGGGTCAGCGGCGGCCTGGTGCTTGGCCAGTTGCTGGTCGCCATAGGTGCGTGCACTGGTGTCCTGCTGATCGACGTAGGTGACTTTTGCCAGGAGCGGGTGCGGGTCGGCAGCGGCCAAGTGCTTGGCCAGTTGTGCGTCGCTGTAGGCGCGCACGGTAATGTCTTGGTCATCGACATATTGACGGGTAGCCAGGACGACAGACGGGTCGATTTTCAGCTCGATAGCGGCCGTGCTGGCGACGATCAGCACGATGCGCACCACCTGCATGCGGCCGCTACCTTCCGCCATCAATGGCTTGTAGCTGGGCGGGCAGTTGGCCACGGCGCACAGGTCGCCCGCCTCGTCATAAATGCCGAGTTCGCGCATCCACCAGCCGCCCACGTTCTCGGGCAAGACTTGCTCGGCAATGATCTGGCTGGTGTTGTCCGGGTCTTTGTCCAACTTGTTCAGGTCGGCGCGGTGCACCTCGCGCACAAGCGCCTTTTGTCCTCGGTCGGGAACCGGTAGGGTGCCGTTGCCGTCACCTACGCCCATTTTTTTGAGTTTCAGGGTTTGGCCCAGGGCGATAGCATTGGCCAGCTTGGCCTCGCCCACCTGCGTCAGAATTGCGAAATATGTGCTCATGGATAGATGGTCATGGTGTCGATGGTATGGGATGCGCCGGCCTGCAACAGCGTGCCGCGCACTTCGATGGTTTCCGCGATCCACGGATACACGGTCATGATGTCGCCGTGGTACGCGGCAATGCCTGTGTAAACCGTGCCGCGAGTTTCCAGATACAGCGCCAAACCCGTCATGTGACGACTAACGGGTTTGGCGTCGGCAATCAGGCGTTCCATTTCCTGAAACATGGCGTCCGTGATACCCGTGTCCAGCACGCCCACGTCGAGGCGGAACGTGCCCGGTACGCCTGGTGGCGTGGTCTGCCACCATTCGGTAATGCGGATCAGATAGCCCAGGGACTCGACCACGCGGCGCACGGCGGCAATCGTGCCCTTGTGCTTGTGGATGAAATAGGCCGCCTTGATGGCGCCGCGCTTGGTCGATTCGGGCCAGGCGTCATCCCAGCGATCCACGGAACAGGCCCAGGCCAGGAACGGCAGCAGATTGACGGGGCAACGGTCGGCGTTCCACAGGTCGCGCAGCGGCACGGGTACGTTGACCAGCTCGGCGCAGGCCACGGCAATGGCGCGTTCCAGCGCCGTGGTATTGGGCGGCAGGGTGGGCACGAGCTTATTCATCGAGCACCACGACATTCAGTTTGATGGCCGTGCAGCGCGCGGCCTGGGTAGCGTTCAGTTCGATGTCCGCCGCCGGGCTGGTCAGGACGACCTTGCGCACGCCTTCGACGTGTACGGCGGCGCTGCAGGCGGAACGGTAGATGCTGTGGCCCAGCGGGCGGCGCGGCTGCGACACGCGCACGGTGTTGGCGCGTGCGGCGTCCAGCAGAATAGGCACTTCCGGGCCGACGCCGATAAACAAGGTGGCCTCGATCTGGTAGTCGATGACTTGGGCAGCCTGCACCGTCAGGCGGTCGCCCAGGGGGCGCACGTCCTCGGCGTTGAGCGCGCGCGCCACGGTGTCCAGCAGCGCGGCGTCGGCGATGCCGGTGTCGTTGTTGGCAAGTACCGTGACGGTGACGCTGGCCGGCGCGGGGCTGGTGGCGCTTGCGTCCTTGACGCGGCCGTCGCTGCTGCGGGCGTGGAATTCGTAGGATGCCTTCGGGCCGGCCACGGACAGGCCATCCGGCGCTTCCTGAATGCGCAGGCGGTAGGCGTCGTTGTCTTCCATGACCGCAAGCACAGGCGGCAGGGCGTTCGGATTGGCCGGCGTGATGGTCAGGCGCGCCACGTTGACGTTGGCGCCCAGCTGGTCCAGGTCGCCATCGAGGGCAAACGCCAGCATGACGGCCTTGCCCGCCTCGTTGACGCGGTTGCGCAGGATGGTTTCCTGATACGCGTTCTCTTCCAGCAGCTTGGTGGCCGGTTCCGATTCCAGCTCCAGGAGGGCCGTGACGGCGGCGCGCTCGGCTTCCGGCAGCAGGCTCACCAGGTGGGCTTTGCGGCTGGCGAGGATGGCTTCGAAGTCCAGTACTTCGACCACACTGGGCGCCGGCAACTGAGTCAGGTCGATAGGCGTGCTCATACGGCGCCCCCTTGCTTGACGGGCACGGACAGGGTGATGCCTTGGCCATTCGCCGTGCCATCGAGCAGCAGCGCAATGGCGCCGTCCGTATCGCGCGTGAGCTGTACGCTGGCGAGCTGGAGGCGCGGCTCCCAGCGGCGCAGGGCAAAGGCGGTGGCGGCATAGATGCGCAACTGCGTCGCGCTGTTCAGGGGCTGGTCGATCAGCTCGGGCACTTCGGAACCGTAGCGGCGGCGCCGGATGCGCGAACCCATCGGCGTCGTGAGAATGTCGGTGACTGACTGGCGCAAGTGGCCCAGACCCGTCAGGCTGCGCCCGGTGGCGGCGTGCATGCCCATCATGCTTGTGGCCCGCCCGACTGGTCGCCGCCGGCTTTGACGCCGCCGTGCTGATGTTTGGCCAGGCTGATGGCACCGGCCAGCACGTCCTCGCTGGCCTTGATCGTCCCTTGCACAGCCATGGCCACGCCGCCAGCGGCGCCGGCCTTGGCGTTCACGCCGCCGTTCAGGGTGGTGGCGCCGTTGACGGTCGTCGTTTGCATGACGATCAGGTTTTTCATGACGGTCAGGTCGCCCGTGCAGATGGTGCTGGGCGCGTTCGACGTGACCTTGTCCGCGGTGATGGTGGCCGTGCCGCCTGGCAGCGTCGCGGTCAGGGCGTGGGCCGCGTGGTCGTACTGCACCACGGCGCCATCGGGATAGTGCGTGGTGTGGATGCTGTCGCTGGACTCGGGCGCGTCAAATGCCTGCGAGTACAGCGCCGGCAGGATGATGCCGCGCGTCAGGTCGCCGCCGGGGGAAAAGACAATCACTTGTTCGCCGACCGTGGGCGCCGACCAGGTGCGGGTGCTGCCGGCGCGTGGCGTGGCCCAGTTCAGCCATTCCGTGGTGAGGGTTGGCCCGAGCCGTACACGCGCCTTGGCCCCTTTGACCTCGGCAATGGTGCCCAGGCGGATCAGGTTTTGCAGCAAGCGGAGGAGGTCGGACAGGTCGGCGTTCATGCAGTGCATGTTGCCGAAGTCCGCGTGCGGATGCACGCGGGGGCGGGTTGATATACAGATTAGTGACTATGGCAATCCGTGAGGCATTGGTCATACTTGCCAAGTAGGGCACGATGTGGCGAGTGGACGTTTCCGCTCCTAAGCAGGCGATCACTAGTGGAGGCCGACTTAAAATTGCGGGCTGTTTTCAGCGCCTGTAGGAGTATCTTTAAACAGCGATGTCTAGAAAATTAGTTCCAAGCGCTCCTGTACGCCATCTGTCAATAGCCACGTGCCGCGAGAATTTCTTTAATCTGGGCCGCCGTTAACTGGTACCTTGAGTCACCGAACTCTTTCCACACAGGCAGCATTTGCTGATAGACGTGCACCATTGGACTGTGCGAATTTACCCCATTATCTCCGAGCAACTCATCGAAGCGCCCATCGGACGAAAGGGCTCTGGTGAAGAAATACAAATTGCCTTCATTGTTGCCATCAAAGCCTGGCCAATCCACATCTTCCTTCTTGATGTCTGCATCGTCGCCAAGCTTAATCAAGCTGTGATTCATTGCGCGATACATACTCAGAGTGTCAAGAACGAATTCAGTAGTATCTTTTTCCATTTCTGGCGATACGGTCCCGAGAAGGTCTCGGTAGAGATATTCATGGCCGTCACGTAAATGACTTGCCATGCGAATTTTCTCTTTATCCTCGTGAATATGACCAAGAATATCAAACTGATTGGCTAAAATAAGGCGCTCTGCGTTAGTTAATTTGGTATCCATCATTTATCCATAATAATTTTTGAAAAGCATAATTGTGAATGCCGTAAAAAAATACAGCAACGTAAGAGTAACATTTGGAATGCTAGCGCCGCACAAATTACTTATTTTCCCTGTCCGGATTTTGAGGGAACTGTTTTTTTAGCACCATATAGCGGGAGCTATAAGCGACCATTTTTTCCTTTGTTGCTAACGCCAACTCAGGCCTATTTGCGATGATGGCCATGCGTGCAGCTGCTTGAAAACCAAAAAGAGCCGTGAGATTGATAGCTGTGCAGATGTCACGCTCAGAGTAATTCGGGCCAAGAATGCCCGTAGCATAGCGACGCGCGACATGTTGATATCCGGTGTGGGTGAAATGATGCATGCTGCCCTCTAATCTTGCACGAAATTTCTCGAAGTCCAACACTTCATCGCCGAGCTTTTTCTCTATTTCAACGATCATAGACTCATATTTACCAAGAGTCCCGCCATTTTTGAATGAGTGAAACTTTCGTTCGTCTATACAGTACTGAATAAAAAGGCCACGTATTACTGCTTCGAAAATTAACCGCTGAGCTGCAAAAACCAGAGCAAATGATCGTGCACGACAGAGCAATAAAATTCCGGATTGAAGTTCTATGGCGATATCGAAACATCCCGCAGCAACCTGTATGACCTCCTCCTCGGACGGGATGCCAATGTTGACAAAAAGCTTATCAATCCACGTTACCCCGTCTTGAAGTTCTACGATTAAAGCATCAATAAGTTTAGTCATGATTCTTTGTATTTACGTCGGAGCCTAAAGTACCAGGCTTAGAACATTAATTGGGCTCTCGTCTGGTTGCGGTCGGCATCATGTGACTCTAACTCATTTGATAACTAGTGTCAGGTGAATTTTGCATTGAAAGAATTTACTTTTTTTCCATGTGACGCAGCAGCGATTCGCGTATCAACGTCCGTTCCGGTTCACTTAACCCCAGCAGGGGCCGCTCCGGGTACTTGTATGCCTGTCCTTTTTTTGACACGCGGTCTTGCCGGCCAAAGTGATGCACATGCGCCACGCGTGCCACCCAGCCAAAGAACCCGACCTCGATCTGGTCGCCGGTCGCCTTCACTTTCAGGTGTTTGGCGGTGCGAATCTTGGCAAACATGGCCGCCTTCTGTCGCTTGATGCGCCCCTTCTTTCCTTTCAGCTCCTTGCGCCGCTTGCGCGCAGGATAGGCCGTGCCATCCGGCCCCTGCTGCGCCTTGATGCGCTGCGCCTGGCTACGGCGCAGGTCGATGGCCACCTTATGATTGATGGCGCGGCGCTGGGCCGGCTGCAGCTTGGCCAGCAGCGCCCCGGCCCAGGCTTCCAGCGCGTGCAGGTTGTCACTCATGCTGTCGCCTCGGGCGTGCGCCATTCGGCCAGCAGGGTGTCGCCGGCATACAGCTTCCAGAACTCGTCCGCGTAGGCCGGCATGTGCTGTATCTCGGCCAGGTGCTTGATGTCCAGGCGGCCCGCTTCGCCGGCCTTGACGGCCACGCGCTCGGTCAGGTCCAGCTTGATGGAAATGTCGACCGTTTCATGGTTGTTGAAATCGACTTCGAAGGCGATGCCATGCTTGCGCGTTTCCTCGTTGGCCATCAGGTCGAGCTGGTGGACTTTGAGCCAGGCGATCAGGGCCACCATGATGGCGTCGGCGTCGCCCGCGTAATCGGTGACGATCAGGTTGAGCTTGAAGCGATATTCGAAGGAGAGGGAGGCAGTGGCTGACGCCACCACGTTGCCTTCATCGGCGAAGACCAGCAGGCGGTCGGGGTCGCGCTGCAGGTCGGGGATGGCAGCGGCCAGGTGCTGGCGCAGGCTATTTGGTTTGTACATGGTAGGTGTCTCGCACGGTGTTGTAGGCGTCGATGCAGGCGTTCAGCTGGCGGGTGGCGTCGTCGCCGTCGCCGGCAATGGCGTCAAGAGCTGCCGCAGTCGCTGGGTCAAGTTCGGCGCGCGTTTCATGCCAATGGCCTGCGGCAGCGGTGGAATCTGCAGTGGTGGCGCACTGGCCGCTGGCAACGGGGATTGACAGGCGCACAGCACCGTTGCGCACGTCAGCATTGAAACGGTCACGTTCAGTTTTCGCATGGGTTTGCTCCTGGGTGAGGTGGTCGGCGCGCTGCGCCAGGGCGGCGCCGGCGGCGCGCTCCAGCGCGAGCACGCGGGCGGTGGCCTGGGCCAGCGCGGTGGCGGCGGTGGCTGTTTGGATTGCCGCCGCCCGCTGCAGTTCGGCGATGCTGGCATCCTTGCGCCAGCCCTGCACCGTCCAGCCAGCTAGGGCGCCGCACAGCAGGCAGGCGGCCAGTGGGCGCCAGGTGGATGTGGTCACATGGCCACCCGTTCCTTGATCCAGCCGAACAGAAAGCGGCGCTGGGTCTTGTTGGCTTCCGTGATTTCCAGGTAGCGCGCCGCCTGCAAGCCGTTCAAGGCACGCAGCAGTACGGTGGCGCCATCCTGGCCGCGCCATTTCAGGAAGGCGGCCAGCGCGCCCAGCGACTGCGCGCCCAGGCGGCCGTCGACGAATAGGGCCGGGTAGCGCGCGCCGGTGTCATTAAAACCGTTCAGCCAGCGCTGCAGGAACTCGGCCGCGCGGTGCGGCCCCATGTTCACGCCTGTGTCGATCACTTCGGCGCCGATGCCGGCATGGATGGCCAGCACCTGGTCGAACTTCGGTTCCGTGATGTAGCGCGCCGTGTAGATGGCGCGCGCCACGCCCACGGGCAGCTCACGCATCGGCCCCGTGTAGCCGTTGGCACGCGCCACGGCCACGGTGATGCCGTAATTGGTTTCGCCGCCCTTGTCGGCCGGGTCGTTCACGTAGCCGCCTTCGGCGCGCAGGATGGCGTCGATGACGCGCGCGATCAGGGGATTATCGGTGGTGGCCATCAATGCTCCCTCGCGTCGTTGACCAGCTCGGCGATGTCCTTGTCGCTGCGGCGCTGGAACCACAGGGCCACGGCGCGCGATACCCACCAGCCGGGGGCGCCCACGATCAAGTCGATGGCGGAGGCGTTGACCACGGCGCCGACACTGGGAAGCTGGGCGCACAGCAGCTGATACGCGGTGCCGCCCAGCAGGCAAGAGAATACGCCCGCGCAGGCCAGGCGGGCGACAAATTCGCCCTTGTTGAAGGTGCCGTCGGCATTCAGCGGCGGCAGCACGATGTACAGCATGGCGGCGCCGACCATGCCCAGCGCCGCCTTGAAGCCGTACAGTTTGACCAGGGTGGCGAAACCACCAAACGATTCTGCGGACATTGCTTGATACTCCTGGGTGAAGTTAGATAGATTTTTCATGAGGGTAAAAATGGTGGATTGCTGCGTTAATCCCACAACTGCACGATGTCAGCAGCCTGGCCCGTGCTGGGCGCCGGCTCGGGCAGAGTGACGACCAGGCCGGCCGGCAGCACGGCACCGTGGCGCGCCAGCGCGGGATTCATTTCCAGGGTTTGCTCGACGTATCCCGCGCCGTCGCCCAGGTAGCGCCACACCAGGGCGTCTACCGTGTCGTGCTGTTGCGTGCGTACCTGCATCAGATCAATTCCACGGTCAGGTGCGTACGGCCGACCATATCGGCGATGGCCCATTGCGCATTGCGCCGCTGCGCGCCTGGGGCGTCGTCCATCCACTCCATGCTTTTTTTGTCGCTGACGGAGGTGGCCGTGCTGTCGTAGTCGCGGTAGCGCTCGATCAGATCCGCTTTCGCCGTGCTGTAGACGGCGCGCCGGTACTGCGCCAGCAGGCGGGATTCGCGGTTGATGCGCGCGGCCGGCACGTCCACCAGGGCGGCGCTACCGGCAGCCGCCTGCTTGCCATGCCAGTCGGCCAGCTCGCGGTTGACGTGCAGGATGGCATCGACCACGGCTTGCACCAGGCGCGCGTCGGTGACGGTGCCGTCCAGGCGCATGGCGTCGCGCATATCGGTGAGCAGGATGTCGGGAAACCAGCCGTCGTTTTCGATGATGCCGGCGGCCGGCGCTGGCGGTGCCGGGGCGGCGCCAGGCTGGGTTGACGGGGGCAGGGCCATGAAGGACATACGGGGCGCTTTCATAAATGGGCGGTGGACGGGGTTCATCAGGCCAATATCGTTGACGATGCGTGGCCAGAATCCCCCCGTGCCGCCGTGCTGCGGGGGATGCTCTTACGCGGAACCGGCCGCGCGCTTGAGGCGCCGTTCCAGCCGTTCCATATCTTTCTTGACGCCGCACGACTCGGACAGGGCGCGCGCGCGTTTCAACTGGGCCATGGCCGTTTCCGCCTGCGCCACCAGCGCCGGGGCGATGTCCGTGTCGTCGGCCTGATCCAGCACGGCGATCAGGGCCAGGCCGATGGCCTTGTGCAGCTTGGCGCGCGCCTGATCGGGCGCGTCGCTGGCGGCCGTCAACTGTTCCACCTGGCCCAGCACCTGAGCCGCGTGCTGCGGATCGGCGGCCAGCTTGCCGTGCAAATAGCCCTCGGCGAACTCGTCCAGCATCAAGGTGGCGATGTCGCGGCTGTAGGTGTCGGGCAAGGTGAACTTGTGCGCCAGCGCGTATTCGGCCATGACCAGGGCGCGCGCGTACTCGCCCGTGTCGATGTGCCACACCAGCAGGGTGGCGAAGACGTCATCCTGTGCGCCCTTGCCGCCTGCCAGCACGCCGTCGATCCATTGCGCGTAATCCGGCAGCAAGGTGGCCTTGACCTCGATTTTGCGCTCGACCGACTGGATGGACTTCAGGCGGCGCCGGTCGTCGGCCAGCTTGTAGAGCATCATTTCGTAGGCCGTGCCGGTGGTCACGCCTTGCGGCGCGGCGGCGCCGGCCGTGCGCTCGGCCAGCATGCGCGCGCGGTGGCGCAGGGCAGGGGATTGATTACTCATCACTTGTCTTTCAGCTCGATGTTTTCCACCAGCGCGGCCAGGCCCAGGTCTTCGATCACGTAGGCGTCGTTGGATGACTCGTAGTTCTCGATGCGGTCGCGCTTGGGTTCGTCGAACACGCGGCGGCGGCGCGCGCCGTCCTGGAAGTAGATCGACAGATTGTCGAAGCGCGTGATGAGGATCGCGTTGTCTGGGAAGTAGGGCACGCGCGCCGCCGGCAAGCCGCCGATGCGTTTTTGGCTGATGATGATGTCGGCCGCCAGCGTTTCCGTGGGCGCCTGCTTGGTGTTCACCAGCGGGAAGTACTTGTCGTTCAGCAGCTTGCGCCCGACGATGGCCACCAGATTGGTGTCTTCCTGATACCACGGGTCCAGCAGGTTGACGGCGTCCGTCACGGCCGCGTCCAGGTTGGCATAGTCTGCGCCGTCCACGTCGCCGATGATGACCTTGCCCGGCATGCCAGCGGCCACCAGGCCCAGCACGCGCTCGGGCGCCTGCTCGCGCAGGTGCTGCAGCCAGCCTTTATTGACGTCTTGCAGCAACGGATTGGCGGCCAGGTCGGTGGTGGCCATGACTTTCACGCCATTGAAGCCGATGACGATGCGATCTAACGCTTGGCGCGTCAGGATGGCATTGGCGACGCGCGATTGAAAGTCCTGAAACTTGGCCCAGGCGTCCAGCTTGGCATAGCTCAAATGCGTGTCGAAGTTGGTTTGTTCGCAGCGGTACTTCGTGCTGTCCATGGTGGACAGGTCGCGCGTCTCGCGTTCCTTGTCCTTGGTGTTGGTACGGCTGGCAATCGGGCCGGACACGCCCAGGCCCAGCTTTTCGCCTTCCTGCTCGCCCACGCCGATGATGTTCACTTTCGACAGGAACTCGCTCGATTCCTGCATCTTGTTTTCCAGCTTTTGCTGCACGCTGGGCGTGACGCTGAAGGTCTTGGCCACGTTGTCCGTGTCGTTCAGTTGGCCCAGGCGGGTTTCATACTGGGAAAAGACCAGACGCGTTTGCTTTTTCATGAATCATTGCTCCGTTGTTGAATGGGGTATTGGTGGATGGCGCGGATGCTTAAAACTCGGTCTGCACGGCGCCGTCGTTGCCGGTGGCGGCAGGGCGGCGCGGGCCGTTGCCGGGCGCCTCGTCCATCTGCGCCTTGAAGGCGGCCAGCTCTTCCTGCGTCGCTTTCTGCGCCTTTTCCGCGGCATCGAGCCGCTTGAGGGTGTCGGCGTAGTTGTCGTTGACGGTGACGACGTGGCCAGCCAGCGCCTCGACGGCCTCGCTGATGTCGGCGAACTGCGCCGCGTCGGTGCCGGATTTATTGGAAAAGCGCGACAGCAGGTTTTTCACGGCGTCGGCCAGCTTGGTGCCCTGCGGCTCGTCAAATTCCAGCGTCACCTCGATGGCGGAGGTGAACAGGTTGTCGGTTTGCTGCTTGCGGCTGGCGGAGAATTTCAGCGCCTCGGTGCCCAGGCTGGCCGGGCTGTCGGTGACGCCCAGGCCGACCAGGTAGGGCTGCGACGAGTCGGCAAAGTCGGGCTGGATTTCCAGGCTGGTGTACAGCTTCTGTTTCGCCTTGTTGATGGCCACCAGTTCCGGCGTGGGTTCGATCTGCGCGAACAGAGCCAGTTTTTTCCCGCTGTCCGTGTCCACTTCCTCGGCCTTCACGGCGATCACGTCGCCGTAGGCCTTGAACTGGCTGTCGGGCAGGATGCCGCGAATGTGTTCGAGCCAGATGCGCGCGCCGTAAGTTTTCGGGTTGTAGGTGGCGGCGATTTGCTCGATGGTGGCGCGGTCGATGTTGCGGCCGTCGGTGGTGGCGCCTTCGGTGGCGACGCGGAAGAATTGGGATTTGGTTGCCATGGTGGTTTGTCTCGGTTGATCGGATAACGCCATGGTCAACGTCTTGGCGCTACGATTCAATGCGGCGCGGGTTGCTATGGGCCATAGCGACTTTTGCCTTTCCCCGCTCCGCGCGCGCGCGGCCTACGCTGGCGGCATGTTAGGAATCCATCAAACCCCTGAAGAAAAAATCGCCGAACTGGCCGTGCCCGAATCCGAGCCGCGCCGTGCCGCGCGCGCCCTGTACTGGAAGGGCTGGCGCATTTCGTCCATCGCCCGCCACCTCGGAATTAAGCGCAGCACCATCAATAGCTGGAAAGAGCGCGACGAGTGGGACAAGGCGCAGGCCATCGAGCACGTGGAAGCGTCGGCCGAGCTGCGCCTTGTCAAGCTGATCGAAAAAGAGGTCAAGAGCGGCAGCGATTACAAGGAAATCGATTTACTCGCCCGCACCATCGTGCAGATGGCGCGCGTGCGCCGCTATGAGCAACCGGGCGGCAACGAGGTCGACCTCAACCCCAAACTGGCGAACCGCAATGCGGGGCCGAAGAAGAAGCCGACGCGCAACGATTTCAGCGAAGAACAGAAAATCCAGCTACTCGACGCCTTCCAGGATTCGCTCTTCGACTATCAAAAGGTCTGGTTCCGCAACGGCGACCAGCGCACGCGCGCCATCCTCAAGTCGCGCCAGATCGGCGCCACCTGGTACTTCGCGCGCGAGGCGCTGGCCGATGCGATGAAGACGGGCCGCAACCAGATATTCCTGTCCGCCTCAAAAAGCCAGGCGCACGTCTTCAAGCAATACATCGTGCAATTTGCACGCGAGGCGGCCGGCATCGAGCTGACGGGCGACCCCATCGTGCTGCCGAACGGCGCGCACCTGTACTTCCTGGGCACGAACGCGCGCACGGCCCAGGGCTACCACGGCAATTTCTACTTCGATGAATTTTTCTGGACACAGAATTTCCAGGAGTTGAACAAGGTGGCCTCGGGCATGGCCATTCACAAGAAGTGGCGCAAGACGTATTTCTCCACGCCATCCTCGACCACGCACCAGGCCTATCCATTCTGGACGGGCGAGCTGTTTAACAAGCGCCGCGCCAAGGTCGACCAGGTGAATATCGACGTGAGCCACGGCCGCCTCTCGTCGGGCTTTACCGGCGAGGACAAGATATGGCGCCAGATCGTCACCATCCTGGACGCCGAGCGCGGCGGCTGCAACCTGTTCGACATCGACGAGCTGCGCAACTTCGAATACAGCCCCGACCAGTTCGACAACCTGCTGATGTGCAATTTTATTGACGACTCGGCCTCGGTCTTTCCGCTGGCCGAGCTGCAGCGCTGCATGGTCGATTCCTGGGTGGAGTGGGACGACTACAAGCCGTTGCTGGGCCTGCGCCCGTTCGGCAACCGGCCCGTGTGGATCGGCTACGACCCGGCCTTGAACGGCGACAGCGCCGGCTGCGTGGTGCTGGCGCCGCCCATGACGGCCGGCGGCAAGTTCCGCATCCTGGAGCGTCACCAGTGGCGCGGGCAGAGCTTCGAAGATCACGCCGACGCCATCCGCCAGATGACCCAGCGCTACAACGTCGAGTACATCGGCATCGACACGACTGGCATGGGCATCGGCGTGCTGCCCATCGTGCGCGGCTTCTTCCCGGCCGTCACGGCGCTGAACTACTCGCCCGAAGTCAAAACCCGCATGGTGCTAAAAGCCAAAAACATCATCAGCAAGGGCCGGCTGGAGTTCGACGCCGGCTGGACGGACATCGCGCAGTCCTTCATGGCCATCCACAAGACCCTCACCCCTAGCGGGCGGCACGTCACCTATGTGGCCGGCCGCAGCGATGAAACCGGCCACGCCGATCTGGCGTGGGCCTGCATGCACGCCCTCGATCACGAGCCATTCGAAGGCACCACCGACAACCACCACTCTTTCATGGAGATTTATTCTTGAGCAAAGCACGACACTTGCGCGCGCGCGGCCAGCAGGCCCAGGGCGCCCCATCAACAGCGGCCACGGCGCCGGCCGCCGCAGGCATCGAGGCGTTTTCCTTCGGCGACCCGACGCCCGTGCTCGAGCACGCCGATATTCTCGACTGTTTCGAATGCTGGAAGAACGGCCACTGGTATGAGCCGCCCGTCAACCTGGCCGGCCTGGCCAAGTCCTTCAATGCCGGCGTGCACCACAGCAGCGCGATCCACTTCAAGGCCAACGTGCTGGCCTCCACGCTGATCCCCAGCAAGTACCTGTCGCGCGACGCTTTTAAACGCATGGCTCTGGACTTTTTGACGTTCGGCAACGCCTACCTGGAAGACCGGCCCAGCCGCAGCGGCAAGGCGCTGACGTACCAGCACGCCCTGGCCAAGTACATGCGGCGCGGCGTCGATCTGGATACCTATTTTTTCGTGAACGGTTACCAGGCCGTGCATGAATTCGACAAGGGCCGCGTGTTCCACCTGATGGAACCGGACGTCAACCAGGAGCTGTACGGCGTGCCGCAGTACCTGAGCGCGCTGCAGTCGGCCTGGCTCAACGAGGCGGCCACCTTATTCCGCCGCAAGTATTACAAGAACGGTTCGCACGCCGGTTTCGTGTTCTACATGACGGATGCCGCGGCAAACACGCAGGACGTGGACAACCTGCGCCAGGCCATGCGCGACAGCAAGGGGCCGGGCAACTTCCGTAACCTGTTCATGTACGCGCCGAACGGCAAGAAGGACGGCATCCAGATTCTGCCCGTGTCGGACGTGGCCGCCAAGGATGAGTTTTTCAACATCAAGAGCGTCACGCGCGACGACCAGCTGGCCGCGCACCGCGTGCCGCCGCAACTGATGGGCATCCTGCCGAACAATGCCGGCGGCTTCGGCGCCGTCGAGCCTGCCGCGCGCGTCTTCGCGCGCAACGAGCTGGTGCCGCTGCAGGCGCAGTTCATGGCGATTAACGAGTGGGCCGGCGTGGAAGTGGTGAAGTTCGCCCCGTATGACCTGGGCCTGGGCAAGGAGACAGCGCAATGAGCGACCACATCGACAACACCGACAAGATCATCTTTGCCGAGGTGGCGCGCGGCTTGGCCGCCGTGCGCGGCCGTTCCGCCCTAGTGGCGCATGGCTGCTGCCACTACTGCGACGAGGCGCTGGCGCCCGCGCTGCTGTTCTGCAATGCGGATTGCCGCGACGACTACGACAAGGAACAGGCGGCGATGATCCGCGCCGGCCGCGCAGGATGACCGCTACACCGCGGTAACCGGCGGGGCAGGGCCGCGACAGCCCAGCCGCGCCAGAGCGCCCCAGTCACCGCACAAGCCGCCCACGAGGCGGCTTTTTCACGTCCCAATGAGTGATGTTGCTATAGGGGCAATAAAAAGCCCCGTTTCGGCCCGGCGCGCGCAGTTGTCCCCCCTCCACACCTGCCCGCTATATAGGGGTCTTTTGACTCAAATGTGCGCTACGGCCGAAGGCGCACGAGGACTGGCGCGGCGGGGAGAAGAGGGGGTATGCGATTTGACGCATTTTGACGCACTTTGAGCGGTTTTTCTTGCGGGGTATGATGTACCCGTCGAAAGGGGGATTTTTTCACCCTGACAGGGCTGTATAACAGCCTCACGCGCCATGCCTATTTGATACTGGCCATACTTGCCGCCGAAATGAAAACCTCCGCACTTTTGCAGTGTTCCAGATTCGATACGTCTACAAAATCAGCAAAGCCGCCAGGTTCGCAGGTTGACCAAGCTATGTTGTTTCTCCTTTCGGCCCGCCTTAAAACCACCCTTACCGCCACGGACATGTCAATGTTATGGCGACGCATGTAGAGGATGGCATGTAGAGATCCTAATCGTTCTTCCATATCGATGGCTGAATTGACGATCGACTCGGATAGAGCGTCAATTCTGCGTTCGTTCGTGGGGCTTGGTGATAAAAAAACAATATTCATTTTTTATCTTTCGCTTTATATCTGGAAGTACCAGCGTCACTAGAAACTGACGTTACAGAGTCGTTTAAGACTCCTTCGGCCAGGAAGTGGACTTGCCATCATGTGCCACAAGTTCAACCACTGCGCCTGTTTCGATGAGCTGGCAGACTAGCGCCGAGGCTTCGATCCGTGCCGCATGCTGCGTCTTAAATACGCTTGGTGTTGGAATTTCAATAATTGGGGAGTACTCGATTCCTGCATGAGCTGTAAGGAGGACAACGCCTTGATACATACCGTTCACCTTCTTGTAGCTGGCTATCTGGTACTCATAGTCACCATGTTGCATTTTCTGGTCATTTCCCATTGACGGCTCCGCTATGAAATATGTTGGGTGGTCAATTTCGGATTTATATTTTAGAGCATTTTTAGAAATTGAAAAGCACAGTACAGTCAGCAATTGATATGCATTTTGAGCCAGTGGAAACCAATGACATTATTTCATTTTATGCATGTTTTCTGAAAAATATGTATAATTCCCATCAAGCAATCTCATCTTCAGTCCTCGCCCCCGACTGTTCAAAATTTCAGCCGCCTTGAACTTGCCGGCTCAATATGTGTCCTTACATTTGGATGCATCAGAACGAACGGCAGGTGCTGTATGGCAAACCAACTCTCCCCCTTGCGAATCATGATTGTTGATGACAATCGTGATGCCGCCGATCTTATCGCGGAATTTCTTGTGATTTGTGGTTATGAAGCTGTGCCCGTATATGGAGGCGCCGAGGCTCTGCGGACGGCAGACCGCTTTGCCCCTGATGTGGTCTTTCTTGATCTTGGGATGCCTGGTGTGAATGGCTTCCAGGTCGCGTCAACCCTCCGGCAGGCGCCTCGTTTCCAGCAGGTAAAAATGATTGCCCTTACCGCCTGGAGTGATGAAGCCACGAGGACGCAGACTAAAGCCGTAGGTTTCGACCATCACTTGGTCAAGCCGGCCGACTTGGATGACATCCTCGGCCTGCTGAGTGTCGGCGCCTGA